CAGCTGTTGAACTTGATTTACATTACAGCACAGACATCTGGTTAACAGAACAAATCTACTCAGACCTACAATCATACAAAGATACCACTGGTATGTTTGAATATTCTGATATGATTTCCAAGTTTGTCGAGGAGGATAAGTGTCCACCACTACATTGCGTCTTCCTCGATGAAGCCCAAGATCTGAGTCCTTTGCAATGGAATATGTTTTTTTACATAGAAAGTAAGTGTACTCGTTCTTATATTGCAGGGGATGATGATCAAACTATTTATACATTTCAAGGTGCTAACCCAAACATATTTATTGATTTAAAAGGACACCTAGATCCACAAATACTTTCACGTAGAGTGCCACGTAAAATACACAAACTAGCAGAATCTATCTTCCCACACATGAATACTCGTTTAGAAAAAAAATGGGAACCAAGAGATGCTGAAGGTAAAGTTATTTATAACATAGATTTTTTCTCATTAGATTTATCGAAAGAGAATTGGATGATATTAACTAGGACCAATAAAATGATGGAGAGATTACGAGAACATTTATATGATCTAAATTTACGATTTGATTCTAAGGCACAAGAACTATTACCTAATAAAATGTTAAGTGCATATAGAACTTGGATAAGACTTAACCAAGGTGCCTCTGTAAGTAAGGATGATGTAAAAGATTTGTGGGATTACCTTACAGTAAAAAAAGGACACCTAGTACGAGGTTACGCAGGTGGTAAGACTCTAGAAACTATCGACTCGATTAATATAGAAGGACTGAGAGAACATCACGGGCTTCGAGCGGCGGGGGGCTGGGACACACTGAACTTTCCTGAATCAAGTAAAGACTACATTAGAACGATTCTAAACAACGGTGATGATATGATGAAACCAGCAAGAATAAAATTATCTACAATACACGGTGTAAAAGGTGAAGAGTGTGATAATGTAATTTTGTTTACAGACTTAGAAAGAATTATATATGAGTCAGCACAAAGAGACGCTGACCCAGAACATAGAACTTTCTTTGTGGGTATAACAAGAGCAAAGCAAAAATTATTCATAACCAATCAAGATTATGAATATCAATATAACATAGGAGGACCATTAATATGACAGATCCAGATGGACTAGAAAAAGCATTTCCACAAGATAGGCATGTTGGAGGAAAACACTATAAAAATTTTTACATTCAGCCGTATGAGTTTATTTCTAAAAATAATCTCTCGTTTTTTCAAGGATGCGTTGTGAAATATGTCTGTAGATATTTATTTAAAAATAAGATAGAAGATCTAGAGAAGATAATTCACTATTGTGAATTAGAGATACTTAAGTTAAAAGATACTAAAAAGAAATAATGTTTACAGCTCAAACAGAATGGGATTGTCCTGAAAGTTTTCCAGATTTATCTGATGCAAAGTATATTGCGATTGACTTAGAAACAAAAGATCCTGATCTAAAATCAAAAGGATCTGGAGCCATACAAGGTCATGGTGAGATTGTGGGTTTCGCTGTAGCTGTTGATGGATGGTCTGGTTATTATCCTATCGCACATGAAGGTGGTGGTAATATGGATAGACGAATTGTTTTAGAGTGGTTTAAAAAAGTTTGTGCAACAGATGCTGTAAAAATATTTCACAATGCAATGTACGATGTATGTTGGATAAGAGCATACGGTATACCTGTCAAAGGACATATTATAGATACTATGGTTATGGCATCATTAATTGATGAAAACAGATTATGGTACACACTTAATAGTATTTCATTTGATTATCTTGGAGAAGTAAAAGATGAAAAAGCTTTGAAAGAAGCTGCAGAGTCTTGGGGTATTGATCCTAAAAAAGAATTATATAAATTACCAGCTATGTATGTTGGTAATTACGCAGAGAAAGACGCCGAGCTTACATTAGAATTATTTAAAGTTTTATCTAGAGAAATAACAAAACAAAATCTTACAAACATATTTGATTTAGAAACACAATTATTTCCTTGTTTAATTGATATGAAATTTAAAGGGGTTTGTGTCGATGTCGAACGCGCTCATAAATTGAAACAACAATTAAGTGAACAAGAAAAACAATTGTTATTAGAAGTAACAAAAGAAACAGGACAAGATTGTCAAATATGGGCTGCACGTAGTATTGCCAAAGTTTTTGACAAATTAAAATTACCTTACGAAAGAACTGAGAAAACACAAGCACCTTCATTTACAAAAAATTTTCTCTCTACACATAATCATCCTGTAGTTAAAAGTATAGCAAAGGCAAGAGAGATAAACAAGGCACACACAACTTTTATAGATACAATACTAAAACATCAATACAGAGGTAGAATACATGCAGACATAAATCCAATTAGATCGGACCAAGGTGGTACAGTTACAGGTAGATTTTCATACTCTAATCCAAACCTACAGCAGATACCTGCAAGAAATAAAGATCTAGGTCCCATGATAAGATCTTTGTTTGTTCCAGAAAAAAATCACAAGTGGGGTTGTTTTGATTACTCACAACAAGAACCAAGATTAGTTGTGCACTACGCAGCTACAACTGAACCAATTTGTTTTGATACTTCTGTTTCAAATATTGTAAATAAATTTAAAGATGACACTGTTGACTTTCACCAAACTGTAGCAGACATGGCCAACATATCAAGAACACAAGCCAAGACAATTAACCTAGGTCTTTTCTATGGTATGGGTAAAGCAAAACTACAAGCAGAACTTGGTTTAAATACTAAACAAGAAGCAGAAGAATTATTTAACATGTATCATACGAACGTTCCTTTTGTTAGAGATCTTATGGCTTACACATCAAAGACAGCGCAGACATCTGGATCTATTGGTACACTACTAGGACGTAGATGTAGATTTAATAAATGGGAACCAAATCAATTTGGTATGCACAAACCCATGGAGTTTGAAGAGGCTGAAAGGACATATGGTAGAGGTAGAATTCGAAGAGCATTTACATATAAATCTTTAAACAAATTAATACAAGGCTCTGCAGCTGACATGACAAAAAAAGCTATGATTGATTTATATAACGAGGGTATTATACCACACATACAGATACATGATGAGTTAGATATTTCGATTGAGTCTGATGACGTGGCAAAAAAAATAATTGATATTATGGAAAATGCTGTTAGTTTAGAAGTCCCCAATAAAGTTGACTATGAGTCAGGGAAGACTTGGGGAGATATTTATGGATAATTATGGCTTATTTAAATGCAAACATTCCAGTAGAGTACGCACAAATCAGAAGAGAATATCTTTATGACCTTAAAAAACATCATGGCGAAGTTGAAGATTGTATTATCTTCGGTATGTCATCTCTTACAGGTAAGTCAATCTTGTTTCATGCCATTATGGAAAATGGTGCAATCTTTTATCGCCTACCAATTTCGGCTTTTATTCAACGTGGTTTTAAACCGGAAGCTGTTCCGTCTCGTAGACTTGATGAACTACAACTTTGGAATTGTTTTTCTTATTATCCTGCTGTTAATTGTTGGGATATTTTAGAAGGACAAGCCGGTAAATACATCGGAAAAGATAAAAAATGGCATCCCGGTAAATATTTATTTACGGTTGACTTTGCCCATCCTGAAGCTAATATATTAGACACGGACCATTCAGAGATTCCGCATGAGCACAAATGTGCTCACATCATAGCTCTAGACGACGGGAACTATGCAGCACAACCTAACAATAGATGTATATGGGACATACCATCCTTTACAGTTAAGGATGAAACTCCTGATTGGAAAGTGCAGACTTCTGAATGGAATGTAGAAAATACAAGTAAGTGGAAGACGGAAGACACAGATAACTTCTTCTACGAAATTGAGGAGAAAAAACATGATTAAAAAAATTTGGAATAAGATTAAAGGTCTATGGGACAAATGGGTTCAATGGGTTTTTAACGGTTTTTATAAGTAATGAAAAAACCTAAAAGTAAATTAGAGTGGTTTAAGAAAAATATTGTAATTGTTCCTGTTGTGGCAGCAATCATAGCCGGAACATTTACATCGGTAAGATATGTATTATCTTTAACAGATACTATTAC